TGTCTGATACTGCCTGTTATTAACTGCCTACTGGATGTATATTTGGTTCTAAGAGATTGTGTAATTGTTGCGTATTGATAAATTTTTCAAGTCGAAAAGTTTTTAAATTTAAGTTATGTTTGTATATTAGTTCACGCTGTATAAAAGCTTCTTGTATTATGTCAAGATCAAATCTTGTCAAATCCATGTAATAATTATTTAATATGTATGTAATTATTTTATCAAAAGAGTATAAAAACATTAATCGATTATGATGTAAGGTTCTCCAGAATTGATAAACTTCATTCCATTGTGTAAATCTGTCTTGGTCAAGTGGCATTTCAAAATATTTAAAAATATCTTGCACCAGTAGTTCGCCAGAATTAACCCATTCTAAATAGTCAATACTGTAGTGTTTTGAGGTAAGATCAAACAAGGGTGATATATGTTGAAATCCGTCGGGCATGTTAAGTGCCAAAAATTCTCTTAAATCCCATATTTCATTCAAATGTTTCCATTTCTCTTTACTATCTTTGAAAAAATAATTTATATAATCTTCGAGTTGATCTTCATCAGACACTTTAATAATTTCTGGATCGTTAAATGATATTCCGTGAGCTCGTCGACGATAGGATTGATCGCAAACTGAATTTTTTGGTTGATTGGTTAATAAAATTATTTTATCAGTGATTGTTGTTACATCTTTAATTGCTTGTTTGGTATCTAAAAATTCATTTGACCACGGATATTCTATTAGATTATGGAAGTATATGGTATGAAAATTGTCAGGATTGGAATTTAATAAATTATTTACGCAGGGATGAAATTCAGAATAAAATTTAATATCATTTGATTTAAAATTATGAGCATTTATATTGTTTAATGGATTATCCGGAAGTGGAAACCAAGCATTTGCTTTGCCATTAAAAGATCGAGTATGTCCTGACAAGTAATGTAACGTCCAAGATAAAAATGTTCCACCTTTTCCTGGATCAGTTATAACTGCAATTATTGACATAAACTTTTATAATTCCTTTATATGTGACTTGTGTACTCGAACTTGTATGTGTCCATTGTAGTAATCTGCGGATTCTAACACTCGTCTTGAAAATTGTTCTCTAGCTTCTATATAACTACATTCTGATTTACTTTTACAATAAAAAAGTATTTCTCTAGTAAAATTTTCTTTGCCATATGCAATTATATCTGCAGTTAGTGCTGGACTTGAACCATAATAATCTTGCCAATCGCTATCAATTTTTGACCGTATCTTTTTTTTCTTTTTAGTACCGTTTTTAAGTTTTATTGTTTTGTATGTTGTTTTAGAGAATTTAGCTAGTTTTTTGCCTATGTATTTGCGGCTAGATATGTTATTTGTGATTAAGTAAACAAATCCCACACAATCATCCGGTAAAGTCTCAACTGGAGTGTTTTGATAATACCATGTCATGTGAAGTTCATTGGGTTGCTTGTTGTTTGTAGTTATGCCTTGATGTGTTAGTTATATAAAAAATTATAGAATTTCTATATCCGTATTATAATTTGTAAATCCGTTTTCTTTGACAACTTTCAATATATTTTCTACTCGACCAGCTAGTTCATCCCTATGACTAACTAACCAAACTGATTTGAGTCGTTCTCGACTCATTTTCTTTAGTAGTGCCAAGGCATTTTCTACTCCTTGAGTATCTAATCCACTGTCGATCATTTCATCAATGAACAATACATTAATAGGTTGATATAAACTTTCCCATACATCACGGAATGCCCAGCTCATGCTCAGAATCAATCTATTGCGTTCTCCACGACTTAGATTATCAAAATCTAATTCACGACCTAGTTCTTCAATGCTGACAGTTAAATCATTTTGGAATATGACTGTGTGTGGTAGCCCAATACGATCCAAGTAGTGTGTTAGTCTGGCATTGAGATAGCTTAAATTTTGTTCAATGATCTTTTTACGAATAAAACTGTCTTTGCTAGTTAAAAGTTTAAGCAAAAAATCTTGATGCTCTTGCAATCTTGTTAGTTCATTTAGTACATTGTAGTCAATTATTTGTAATGCCTGTCCTTGCATTTCTTCAATTTGCTCGCCATATGGGTCTACTTCTGCAGATTTATCTGCAATTTGTTTTTGTAGATTTTCTAATGTGGCACGATGTTGTATAGCATCTTCTTCTCGATCGTAAAACATCTTGGGCGGCTTGCCTAGTGTGCCTAACTCTTTGTGAGCAGATTCAAAACTGGCCAAATCATCGGCATGTGTATATGCATTGGCCTGAGCAGTGGCCAGATCTTGTTGTTTTCCTGCTAGTACTTCTTCATGTTTGGAATCGTGTAAGTCTTGTCCGCAGGCATGGCAAGTATGATTTTCTAATGCAGCTATATCTTTCTTCAACTTAGCAATTGTTTTTTCTTCGCGTCCTAAGTCAAGTTTAATACGGCTTATATTACCAGCAAGATCATTTATATCTTTGCGTTTTTGATCCCAAGATTTGTGATCCTTGTGTGCTTGAATTTCGGCGCCAATATCAATTTCTTTTAACGCACTCAACGCATTGGTGAGATTGTTGAGATCTTCACTGTGCTTGGTAACCCACAATGTCTGTCTGCGTTTGATTGCATCAATTTGCTCCTCAATTCGTCGGTTTGCTTCTGTAATTGCACGAATACGAAATTCTTCTTGCGTTATTGCATCTTTGGTTTTGCGATTTAATTCTTTAATGCGTTCGGCACGCTCACTGAGCATGGTAATACCTAGTAACTGTTCAATAATAGTGCGTTGATCGTTGGCCTTTAAACTTAAAAATGGTTCAGTGTACGTATTCAGGGCTAAGATGTGTTTGAACATATCGTGACTCATACCCAACACAGATTCTATAGCATCTTGTGTTTCTCTCGAATCGCCTTGGCTTGCATCGTCTTGAGATGCTTGCTCTTTATTGTTGATATAAAATTTTAAAACATTGGGTTTGCGTCCACGTTCAATTCTATAACTTTGATCTGATACATTGAACTCTAAACTAACCAACATACCCTTGGTATTGGTTTTGTTCACAAGATTATCTTTGCGGATATTACTCAATGCTTGCCCGTATAGAGCATAACTTAATGCATTAATAATTGTAGTTTTGCCAGTTCCATTGCGACTACCGTCCCCTCCGAGATCTAAATTTTCTCCTAAAACTAATGTTAGATCTTGTCGATCAAAATCAATAGCTTGTGTAGCATTGCCCACACTCATAAAATTTCTAACAGTTAAATTTTTTATTTTAAGCATTGTCTAAGTTTAACATATTAATGTATTCATTGCAAACATCTTGGAGTATTTGTTTATTGGTAACATGGTAATAAGGTCGAATTACACTGGAATCATAGTAATCCCACATATTAATTTTTGATTCCTTCTCATGCCAATTTGAAAAATTGTAATGTTGTGTGCTTTTGAAATTTTTATGTTCAAACCCACCACGATTCCACGCCCATATTACATTACTTTTGTTTAATAATTCTAATGTATAATTTATAAAAATAAAATTCTTTTCAATCATTGATGGTAAATCAATATAATTAGTAAAATACTCTGCATGTTGTTTTATAATTTTTTTGTTTAATACTTGAGAAGCAGTATTTTGCGGGTTGAGCCAACTCATACTAATCATTGATTTATTGTTGTCAGGGTTTGATAAATCCCAATAACGCAACATATTATCAGTTGAATCCATATTCTTATTCAGTATGAATTCGTGCCTGATAGAACTAGTAGCATTGTAAATAATGTAATCGCATTTTTGATCTAATGCATGTTTTACTTGTAGATAAATTAAATAATTGCTAGCAGCTGGGCTAGCTAGATTGACCACATTAATATTGTTAACTTTGCTTAGTAATAATTCAGGCCAGTTTTTTGCATATTCAGGATCCAAACAACAAAAACTGTCACCACAAATATAAAGAGATTTATTCATCACACACAATATTTGATGCAATCGTCGATTGATTTAAAATTATAGTTACCAATTGCACCAAATAATTTAGTCACTGACGGAATTCTAATTTTAACATCGTTTGGGTATTCAATAACTGTAACAAATGTCAACTGCTCAGCATTATTTGTATATTGATATATTTTTTCAGCTAATATTTTCATTGTAATTGGTTCTACATTACAAATATTAAATGCTTGATTTTTTGTACGATCAATAAAACTGTAATCAGCAATAATGCTTGCCACATCATCAATCCAGGTAAAACACCGTATTTGATTGCCATCTCCAATAATTGGCAAAGGATTTAATTTATACTCTAATATATTTTTAATATAATCAGCAAAAACATGACTAAATCCCTGTTGATCCATTGCAGTTTCTTTTGGGGTAATAATATTAAATGGCCTCCAAATGGTATAATTGATACCGTACTGTTTATAAAATGATTGACACATTCGTTCGCCTAACAATTTAGACAACCCATAATCTGTATTAGGTAATGAGCATTCATTGACCATATCTTCTGTTACCGGATACGCAGGATCTTGTACGCAAGTTTCGTAAACCATACTAGAACTTATATAGACAATGTTAGCAACAGAAAATTTAGCACAGGCCTGCAAAATATTTCCTTGAATAGCAGTGTCATCGCTGATAATATCAGCACAATAGTGATTGAATCCAGCTACTCCATATATTTTAGCAGCAGCAAGAAATACAGTGTCAAACTGTTGATTGAATAATTTAAAAGTTTCTGTGCGATCAGTTAAGTCACAACA